CTAAATATCCAATTGAAAGCGCAATTTGGTATTTTAACATTCGAAATGTTTGGAAGTATTGTGGCGTAGTCGATGAAGAATCGATTTTGAATGTCAGTAAGATGATCAACATCGGAAATGTAAACACAAAGCTCATTCCTCACGGATTGGAAGATCGTATTGAAAGAACGTTGAATTATTATAAAATAGGGAATTCGTAATGAAAACATTTTACAAAATATTGCTTTTAGCATTCCTAATAATTGTCTGCTTTCTATTTTGGAAATCGTGCCAAAATGATGAAGTAAAAGACAATACTATCACGGTAACGGTTCCCGAACAAAAAGGAAGTTTTGATGCTGTAAAGCCAGAGCAAAATATCGTAAGCACACAACCTACTTCTGTACTTAACGACCTTAGCACAGAAGCTCTTTCGGATGATTCAAAGCAATCTTATGAAAAAGATTTGCTTATCAATAAGTTACTACGCCAAAATGATTCTTTGTCATTAGCGTTTGCAAAACTTCAAAACGATTCTTTAAAAACTGCAGCTTACAATGAAGCAATCGCAATCCGTGAGTACAAACACTCTTTCGAAGATAGTGCGGTTAAAATCGATGTTTCTGGCTTAGTTCGTGGCGAAATTCAATCTATGTCATGCGATTGGAAAGCAAAAGAACGAAAGCTCCCGATTCAGGTCAAAACGTGGCGAGTTCTCGGTGGTGTAGAACTAGGAGCAAAGCAAACCTTTGACAGATTTGGAGCGAAAGCAAATCTTAGATATCAATCTGCAAAAGGGAATCTTTATAGCGTTGGAATTGATAATACTCAAATGATTTGGTTTGGTTATGATATTCAGTTATTCAAGCATACGAAAGTTAAAAACCAAAATTGATGGAAAAACCTATTCACGCAAAGCCTAGTTTATTCGCCTTCTACTTTGAAGTAGTAAAGGAAATCGGTTTGAAATATGGCTATAATATAGTACTTCACGGCTCGATGAATAGAGATTTAGATTTAATCGCTATACCATGGCAAGAAGTTATTGGAGATAAAACCGCAATGCTAAACGAAGTTGCTGAAACACTTGGCGGTCAAATATTAGTTGAGGACGAAGAAAACTTCAAATTGTTTCGTCAAAAGTTTCATGGTAGAGAATGTCATGTGATAAATATAAATCGAACAATTAAGGCTAAATATCATGGCATGGTGACTGAATTCATTGAACATGAAGATCCGCAATATTATATTGATATTTCCGTCATTCCTCATTCATAAAAAGTTAAATAATTTGGGTTAAATTATTTGTTTTGTTTAGTTGAAACCGCTTTGAAAGAGGCGGTTTTTTTTAATATCTAAAACGTTCATAATTAATAACTTAAAATTTATTTCGCATTTTGAGTGAAATATTGCACTTTAAAATTTGCAAATATGAAATATTGCACTACATTTGTCAAACAATTACGAAAACAAATTATCAAACAAAGTTATATAAAAAATGAAAGTAAAGGCAAAAATCAAAAGAAAATTAAGAAATGACAATCAATTGTCATTGAAAGTTTGCATGAAACTAGATATACAGCAGTCTGCTTTGTTTCAAAGAATCAAACGAAATAGTGAAACATTGTTCAATGACATTCGAGTTATCGAAGTTTTAAGGCAAGAAGGTTTTAGCGACACTGAAATTTTTGAAGCCGAAACCGCATCCTAATGAATGCCGATGGCCAAGACATGAGAAAGCAAATCATTCTCATAGTCATATTCGCAATACTGTACATATTAATAACCCATTATTTCAAATTATCATGAGCAACTATCAAGACGAAATCGGAGACAGAATCTTAATGACATTAGCTGTAATTCTAATACTTGTAGGCGGAATCGGAACAGTACTCTCTTTAATTTTTGTAGGGTAATGAATAGAGCTGAAAAAATAAAAGAAATCAAAACTTTAGTTCGTGAGCTTCAAAACTCTGAGCAAGTTTTAGGACAATCGTTAGCTGTAATTACTAGCCGTAAGGAAAAGCTGCAACAGGAGCTATTGGACATAGGAATCCATAGCTCCGACCTTCGGGTTAAAAAAGTCCTCACAGAAAAGCAAAGCATTGATCTAATAGGAAGTTTAACAAAATAAAAAACCGACTGCGCAAACAATCGGTTTTCAATATCAAATTTTAATAACGCCGAGCAAGGTATAAAATTCAAACTTATGACAAATGTAAAAAATCAATTCGTAAAACCAACAATTAATTTTCCACTTCTACCAACAATCAACATTTACATTCATGCAAAATATGAAAAAGTAAATACTCCAAGAGCCTTTGTTGATTTTGTAAATCACTGTTTTGACGAGGCTGAAACCTCAAAAAATGAAATCAGAAAACAAGCATACTCAAATGTTGCCAGCGCACTTTACGGCATTGCAACAGGACAATCTTACGAATCAAAAGCAATCAACTTGTTAGTTGAAAAATTATAAATCTAAAATAGAGCAACAATGAAAAATTCAATTATTATCAACAGCATCACACTCATTAACTTCAAAGGAGTGAAAAATAAAACAATCGAGTTCAAAGATACCACTAACATCTTTGGAGCCAACGCAACGGGAAAAACTACCATTTTCGACGGCTTTGTGTGGGGATTGTTCGGCAAAGATTCCACCGACAGAAAAGACTTCGAAATTAAAACGTTGAACCAGCAAGGAAAAACAACTCAAGAAATCGAAGTTGAGGTTAAAATCATTTTGACTGTAAACGGTGAGCAAGTAACTATCCAGAGAATTTTGAAAGAAAATTGGGTAAAGAAAAGAGGTTCGGAAACTCGCGAATTCTCTGGAAACGTTACTGAATTCTATTGGAATGGCGTTCCGATGCAACTAAGAGAATTTCAATTGAAAATCTCAAGCATTCTGGAAGAGTCTGTTTTTAAATTGATCACAAACCCACTCGCCTTTAATTCATTGAATTGGAAAGACAGAAGAAACATTCTTATTTCTATGGCGCCAACCTCACAAGAAGAATTGGCCGCTGGAAATGTAGCTTTTGAAAAACTACTCAATGATGCAAAATCATACAAAGATTTGACAGAGTACGGAAAAATGATTGCCGCTTCCATCACCAAAGCAAAATCCGACTTAAAAGAAATTCCAGCTAGAATTGACGAAGTGAACAGAAGTAAACCAGAAGCATTGAATTTCGATGCTTTGCGTGTAGACTTGGAAACTAAAAATAAAGAACTTGCTGCGGTCGATACTAAAATTCAAGACAAATCAGCGGCTCTTGATGGCGAGTTAGAAATTATCAATTCTAAAAAACGTCAAGCCAGCACCATCAAGACCGACCTAGATATTATCGAGGACATGGCAAGAAAACAAGCTGAATCATCAGTTAAGCCAGATACTACTGCTTTAGATGGATTAGTTAAAAATCAAGATGCTAAAAAAGGTGAGTTGTCAACTGCTGAAAATACACTCAACACTTTGCAATCTAAAATCAATTCGATTGACAATGACATTGCAGTAGTTGATAAAAAGATGCTTGACAAGCGTAACGAGTGGGAAACTGAAAACGCAAAAGCATTTGTTTTCGATGATCAGAACGCATGTTGTAATGAATGCAAAAGAGCGTTTGACGTTGCAGATGTTGAGGCAAAAAAAGCAGAACTTTTCGCCAACTTCAAAGCAAACAAAAACAAAGCTCTTGCCGAAATCAACACTAAAGGAATTTCCCTTAAAGAAGAAAAAGAACTTCTTGTAAAAGAGAAGTTATCTATCCAAGAGAGAATGCAAAAAGGCACCGAGATCATCGACGCTTTGAAAGTTGAGCTCAAAGATATTTCAGACCAAATTCAAAATGAAAATGATCTATTGAATCAATCCAATTCAGATGATGTAGATCTTGAATCCATCTTCGAAAAAATCCTTTCCGAAAATCCAACCTACAAAACCAAAAAACAACAACTTGAAGAAATCAATGCTTCAATTGGAGAGGTTCCAACGGTTGACAATGCAGAATTAATCGAGCAAAGAAAATTGATTATTGACCAAATAGACAACATCAAAGGCTCTTTGAATATTGAAATTCAAATCAACTCTTCAAACGATAGAATTGAGCAACTACAAGAAGAAGAAAAAACACTTTCTCAAAAAATTGCATCGGTTGAAAAAGAACAATTCATCATTGAATCATTCAACAAATTATGCATCGAGACTTTGGAGCAAAAAATCAATGAAAGATTCAAAATTGTTCAATTCAAAATGTTCAACACGCTAATCAATGGCGGTACAGAAGAATGTTGTGAGGCTTTAATTAATGGCGTGCCGTTCTCGGATGCTAACACGGCAAGTAAAATTAACGCTGGAATTGACATTATAAATACGCTGTGCAAATTCTATGAAACTAGCGCTCCAATATTTATTGATTCAAGAGAAAGTGTCACATCATTGATCGAAACAGAATCTCAAATCATCAGTTTAATTGTGAGTGAGTCGGATAAAATATTAAGGGTAGCGTAAATAATTAAATCAAATTTTTAAATCAATAACAATGAGCACATCTAAAACAAATGCAGTAGCAACAACCGAAAAACAAACGGTAACTCCTAGCGAGAGATTTACTGCTGCAGTAATGAAAAACTTTTCACAAGATAATGGCGGCGTACAAATAACTCCATTTCAGAAAAGACTATGCCAAAGCTATTTTATAAAAATAGACCAAATGCTGAAAGCATCTGAATTAAAGAGAATGGCAAAATCTGAGCAATACAGAGAAGCCTTATCTTATTCGTGGGATAATGTGAACATGAACAAATTAGCAATCGATGTTATTGCTTACAGTTCTGTGGGATTAGATCCGATGCAAAAAAACCACTTGCACCCAATTCCATATAAAAACAATTCTTTAGGAAAGTTTGATATCAGTTTCACAAAAGGATATAATGGAATTGAACTTGTCGCTAAAAAATATGGTGTTGATGTTCCAAACGACATCTTAATTAGAATTGTTTACAGCAACGAAAAGTTTACTCCAATCTATAAAGATGCTGATAACTTAAAAGAAAGTTTTGTTCACAAGCCATCCGACAATCCATTTGATAAAGGAGAAGTGTTAGGCGGCTATTACTACTGCATTTATACAGACAATCCGGAAAAGAACAAACTTCGAGTTTTTTCTTTAAAAGACATCGAGAAAAGAATTCCAAAATCTGCATCTGCTGAATTCTGGGGTGGCGAAAAAGATGTCTGGGAAAACAAAAAGAAAGTTGGAACAGAAAAAGTAGATGGCTGGTTTGATGAAATGGTTTGGAAAACTATCAAAAGAGCTGCTTGGGATTCTATCAATATCGATAGCCAGAAAATCGATGATAATATTCAAAATATTTTATTAGAACAAGAATTGATTCCAAGCAATGATGTTTCCGACGACGTTCAACACGAAATCAAAACAACCGCCAACCGAGAAGCACTAAATTTTGACAATGTAGAAGATGCAGAAGTTGTAGCAGAAGAAGTTGTTTCCGAAAATGCTGCGCCATCTGAAAAGTTAGAGTTTCAAGAAGAGGTTGCAGAAGAAGCACCAACAAGAAGTTTCTAAGATGAAACACGGACTTTATCTCGATAAAAACGGCAAAAAGAGTAGGCTTTATCATATCTGGGAAGATATGAAAAACAGATGCTTTAACTCAAAAAACAAGAGATATGAGAGCTATGGCGGTAGGGGTATTTTAGTATGCGAAGAATGGAATTATTATGTAAACTTTCATTCATGGGCTATAAATAATGGCTACGCTGATAATTTAACCATTGATAGAAAAGATGTAAATAAAGGCTATAGCCCATCGAATTGTCGTTGGGCTACTCAAAAAGAGCAAGCCAACAACAGAACTACCAATGTTATGATATCATATAACGGCGTAACAAAAACCATGATGCAATGGAGCGAAAGTCTTGGATTTAGATATCATGTTCTTAAAAATAGAATTGAAAGAAAATGGACCATTGAGAGAGCGTTAACAACTCCATTAAATAAGTAGGTTATGATTTTAAAAGCAATAGGAACAGGGTCTAAAGGTAATTGCTATTTATTTAAACCACAAAAAGGTAAATCTTTAATTATCGACTGCGGAGTTAATTTTAAAGAGGTAAAAAAAGCAATTGATTTTAATGTGGAATCAATTTGCGGGGTATTGCAAACACATTCTCACGGAGATCACTCCAAGTTTACGAATGAATTTTTAAATGTTGGAATCGATGTTTATATGAGTCATGAGAATCAAAAAGAAATTGGAATTACGTCAAATAGAATTAAAATAATTGAAGATAAAAAACATTTTAAACTAGGTGATTTTAAAGTAATGCCTTTTGATTTAAAGCACGATGTAAAATGTTTAGGTTTCTTAATTGAACACAATGAATCTGGAAAATTCTGCATGATTACCGACACGTGTTATTGCAAATACACCTTTCCAGGACTCAACAATATTATCATTGAAGCCAACTATTCAAAAGCGATTATCGATAGAAAGTTTGGACCAGAATCGGGAAAAGAATTTTTGAGAAATAGAATCTTAAAATCTCACTTCTCTCTTGAAAATTGCAAAGATATGTTGTCAGCAAATGACTTGTCAAAAGTAAACAACATCGTTCTTATTCACTTATCCGATAGCAATTCAGATGAAAAGCAATTCGTAAAAGAAGTATTTGAACTAACAGGAAAAAATGTAACAGCAGCAGTTAACGGAATGAAAATTCCATTTAAAAAACACCCTTTTTAAAAATGAGCAAAATTTTAATCATAGACATCGAAACAACAGGGTTTCAAAATCAAGGCGGAAAAATTGTTGAGGTCGGGATTGTAGAACTAGACCTATCAAATGGCAATAGAGAAATTCTTTTCAATGAAGTATGCCAAGAATCGGGAATCACTTTAGAAGAAGTTGAAAAATCATGGATTGTTCAAAATTCAGATTTAACCACAAAACAAATCAAATATTCTGGAAGTCTTGAAAGTAAAAAGTCAAGAATTCAAAATATCATCAACGATTATCCTCTTGGCGCAACTGCTTTCAACAATGCTTTTGACTTTGGATTCTTGGAAAGTAGAGGTATAGTTTTTCCTAAAAAATTGGATTGTCCAATGAAGTTATCAACTGATATATGCATGTTGCCAAGTTCGAGAGGTGGTTATAAATGGCCAAAGGTTGAAGAAGCTCACTTGCATTTCTTCGGGGATGTTGGATATGTGGAAAAACATCGAGGTGCTGATGATGCTTATTATGAAGCTGAAATAGTAATGAAGCTTTATGAAATGGGAGTTTTCAAAATCGATTAATCAATGATTTTCAACAGCACCATACAACTCGACAAGAAAAGAGCCATCCAAAGATTTGAGTTCTTTCTTTCAAAAGGAAAGACTTTCGAATTAAAAGAAAAGCACCCAAAGCGGTCAATCAGAGCCAACAGCTACTTGCATTTAATACTCACATGGTTTGGCTTAGAAACTGGCTACACCATGCAAGAAGTAAAGCAAGAGATTTTCAAAAAGCTAGTCAATACTGATATGTTCTACGAGGGAAGTGTTGAGGGAGTTGTGAAAATTGAACGCTGGAGAAGTACTGCATCACTTGACAAAGAAGAAATGACTTTAGCAATTACCAGATTCAGAAACTTTTCAAGCAAAGAACTTGGAATTTACTTACCAGAGCCAAACGATTTAGTTCTGCTTCAAGAATTAGAGAATGAGATTAGTAAACGCCAAAACCAAGAATTTTTATAAAAAATTAATAACTAAAAAACTACAAAATGAAAAAGGCTGGGATGAAGAAAAGCAAATGTATTACTACTTGGTTTACTTTAACAAAGAGCAAAAGTAATTTTTTAGTGAACACTTACAAAACCACCAACGGCGAACGCATCACTCAAAGCCAAATAGATTTAAGAATTAGAAAAGCCAAAGAGCAAAAGCTCGAATCAATGAATGACCAATTTGGCTATGTGTTTTGCGAACAATGCGGACGTAACGGCTCGGGAACTAGACTTGATTGCTCGCATGATATATCGGTCAAGAAAGCAAAGGAAGAAGGTAAATCTGAATTGTGCTGGGATGTTCAAAATATTACCATTCTATGTAGAAAATGCCACCAAGTTAAAGATAAATTGAATGTTCAATTTTAAACCAAAACCATGTCAACACCATTCGAAATAACCAACGCTGCCGTCGAGCAAGTAAAGGAAAACAACAAAACCTATCATGATGATTTATTGATTTTCGCTAACTCATGGGTAAGAACTCAATTTAAAGCCTTTTCCAGCGAAGATTTGAAAAAAGCATACTTCGCCACAGGTAATGATGAACCATTAGAACCTAGAGTATTTGGTAGTGTTTTTAGAGCATTATCCAAAGATGGTCTGATTTTCAAACATTCATTTGAATTGTCTAAGAATCCGAAGTGCCATTCACGCCCGCAGCAGTTGTGGATTTCGTATGAATATCGAGCAAAGCAGCAAAAGAATAGAAGTATTGTTGATCCTGGATTTAATTTATTTCAATCTGCATCATGAAAGAGAAGTTGTTATCTACAAAAGATATCGCTGCGCATTTTCAAAAGAGCGTTGATTGGGTTCATAGAATGACTTATGAGTTCGGAATACAGCCAACTGTAAAAAGATTGATTGAAGGACATTTAAAGCCTAGTAATTTTTACACAAAAGAGCAACTGTATGACCTTGAAAGAAAGTATAATATCCGCCTGAGTAAAAAGGAAAAAGTAACTGTTTTTGTAACAACGACATTTTACATTTTCGAAAGCAAAATGAATTATTTACCCGATTTGTAATGACCGAAATACTATACGCCAATCTCACTTTATCAAAAATAGTAAAAGCAAAAGAAGTTGAAATCGAAGTTAAGGAAGTGGTCTATAAGCACACAGATGGATTTTATCACAACAAACGTGTTCTGCGAAGTATTGGAGAAAATGAGCCTTTAAAAGTGGTGAAAGTAGAATTGATTAAGAAGTTAGGATTTACTAAGGAATAAAAACCAAATTAATGAAAATAATTTTATACAGAATGATGAGTATTTTAAATAATAATTTTATATTTGTGTCAGAATCGCCAAATTCCACAAACGTAGTTTTCAAACCACTACATTATTGTTTAAAATATGCCAATAAAGGCATAGTATCTCGGTCTACGCATATCACTATGTTTAGGAGTTTGGCGACTTGCGAGAGCTATGCCCTCATTGGTATTACTTACATTTTTTCTTTAACTGCCAAACTCTAAAGAAATGATAAAGCACAAATCATTTGTCTTACATAAAGATTGGATTTCAGAAGTTCAAAAACTTACAAATGAACAATCTGGAATACTATTTATTTCTATTCTCGAATTTGTAAATGATATAGAGCCTTTAATATATGATGTTAAAGTTCAATCTATTTACGATGCAATTATAGAACAAATAGTTTTTGAATGGAATAAATTCAATCCTAAAACTAAAAAATTCCATTGGAATTATCAAGGTGGAACTACGCCTGAGAATAAAGTTATTAGAAACTCCAAAGAAATGGGTTTTTGGAGATCCATCGTTTTTAAAAGAGATAATTATACTTGTCAAAAATGCTTTGTTAAAGGCGGTTCTTTAAACGCTCATCATATCAAACGCTTTGCTACTCATCCCGAACTTAGAACTGAAATTTCTAACGGTTTAACTCTATGCGTACAATGCCATAGACAAGAACACAAAAAATCTATTAATGGATAAACTAACATGGTTCAAATTCACTCCAGCAAATTGGATGATGGGAAAGATTTTAAAATGCCCGGATAATACTCAAGCTAGATTTATGCGCCTTTGCTGTCTTTATTGGAATAAAGAATGCGTGTTATCTGAAGAAGATGCTGAAATCGAAATCGATAAAGAGCATTTGGATATCCTAAAAGCGAAAAAAGTGATCTCAATTAATGATGGTTTTTTAATGATTGATTTTCTAAATGAGCAACTTGAAGGTATTTCTGAAACTTCGGAAAAAAGAAAAAAAGCTGTCAATAAAAGATGGGAAAATCAAAAGAAAAAAAATACAAGTGTATTAAAAAACGATACAATTGTATCGAAAACTGATACAATTGTAATACAAAACGATACAGATAAGAGTAAGAGTAAGAGTAAGATAAGAGAAGAGTTAGAAGAGATAAGAGTAGATGATGAAAAAGAAAAAATCCCCGACATCAATAACATTTCTTTTTCAAATGAATTGAAATCTAATTCAGCACAATGGATTGAAACTGTCGCAATGCAGCACAAGATAACTCCAGAGGTTATTCCTAAAAAACTTGATGAATTCGTCATTTTCCTAAGGACAAAAGAAAAAATACACCCAACAAAAAAAGAATTCATAGATCATTTTACCAATTGGATTCCAAAAAATTTACAAAATGGAGCAACAAAACAGACAAACAGAAACCGTTGAAATCGGAAAAACAACAATCGGATTCAATCGCTATCAATTTCTCAAAGGACTTGCTGCAGAAGATTTAACACCTTTAGAAGTCGAGCAAATCCAGAATTACGAGCAGAAAAACACTGTAACTCAAGAGCAAAAAGAGTATAAGCAGCGATACATCGATAAAATTACATCGATGCCAAAAGTTGAACTTCCGGTTATAACAAAGCAGCAATTATGGGATTTGTTTCTGCTTAAATTCTTTGAAATTTATGGAAAAAAGTTTGAGCAAACACCAGAAACAATTGAAAATATTAAGCCGATAATGCTTTATTTTTTGAAAGACCAAGCATTTTTTGACTGCAAGAACATTTCAAACTTATCGGTTCCAAGTTTTGAAAAAGGATTGTTGATCATTGGGAATTTTGGAAACGGTAAGACTGCAACAATGACAACTTTGGAAGCCGTTTTCAAAACATTCAAAGGATATTCTTTCAAAGGATATTCCGCAAATGAAGTTGTTGAAATGTACGAGCAATGCGGTGATGATACGCTAAAAGCAGAATTTGACCAGAAAGTTAATCTAGGTGTGAGATACTTTGACGATGTAAAAACCGAGCGTGTTGCATCGAATTACGGCAAAGTAAATCTCTTCAAAGATATTTTTGAGATACGAGAAAAAGCAAATCTTATTACTCACGTTACTTGCAACTTCAAAGATGGATTTCCAAATGATATTCAAGCGGCGCTTGATGAATTTGAGGAAAAGTATGGAAGCCGAGTTTACGATCGTCTTTTCAAGATGTTCAACATCATTGAATTCAAAGGGAAATCATTTAGAAAATAATATATGTTCCATCAAGAATTTTATCCAACGCCGCAGTCCGTTATTGAATCTATGCACATAGAATGCACAGGTAAAGTCGTATTAGAGCCTCACGCTGGAAAAGGAAATATCATTGATTATCTCAATGAGCATAACGCCAAAGAGGTTTTGTCATTTGAAATCAATAAAGACTTGCAGAAAATCGTAAGAGATAAATCGACACTAATCGGCGAGGACTTTTTTGACTGCAAACCAGAGCAAATAAGCCACATCGATATGATTGTGATGAACCCGCCATTTAGTAATGCCGACCGACACATTCTTTATGCATGGCATACGGCTCCAGATGGATGTGAAATTATTTCGCTTTGCAACTTCTCGACAATCGAATATAGTCATAGGTCAACACAGCTTTCAAAATTGGTAAGCGAGTATGGAATTACTGAAAATCTAGGCGATTGTTTTTCAGATGCAGAAAGAACCACAGGAGTTGAGGTTGGCTTGCTTAGATTATTCAAACCTGTAAGTAAATCCGATTTCAATTTCGATGGCTTTTTCATGGACCAAGACGAAGAGGAATTTGATGCCGATGGAATAATGCCTTACAACGAAGTCAGAGCCTTAGTAAATCGATATGTTGGAACCATGAAAGTATTTGATTCTCTAAAAGAACAAATCGACATGATGAATAATATTATCAGTCCAATTGGAATGAGCAGCATCAAACTTGAGATTGGCTACAATGAATCGATCACTTCAAAAGATCAGTTTTCAAAGCTCATTCAAAAAAGGTCTTGGAAACATATTTTCGATAAAATGAACATGCAGAAATATGTTACTTCTGGAGTGATGAAAGACATCAACAAATTTGTTGAAACTCAAGAGAAGGTTCCTTTTACAATGAAAAATATTTACAGGATGTTGCAAATAATTGTTGGAACGCGTCAAGAAACCTTCAACAGAGCATTGGAAGAGGCGGTTGATAATTTTACAAAGCACACTCACGAAAACAGATTTGGAGTTGAAGGATGGAAAACCAACTCTGGTTATATGCTCAATAAAAAATTTATTTGCGAGGGAATTATTGAGATAAGCTCCGGCGGCGCTCTCAAAGTTCGATACGATTCATTCAACGGTAGAAGAATTGATGATTTGACAAAAGTACTTTGTAACATCACTGCTAAAAATTACAGCCACGTTGGTCCAATATATCAATTTGGTTCAAATAATTCTGGAGAAAGCAAATTCAAAATTGAGCCCAATACTTGGTATGATTGGGGATTCTTTGAAGTGAAGTTCTTTAGAAAAGGAACGATGCATTTGAAGTTTAAAGAGGTGGAAACTTGGTATTTATTAAATAAGGCTTACGGAGAAATTAAGGGATTTACATTAACTGAAAAATATAATAAATAATGCATAACGTCCGTCAGCTTGGCGAGGTTGCGGACAATTAAAGACTGAACACGCAAACACAAAATTAACTTTAAATTTAAAAACTATGCTTAAAAGCACAAAATTAACCCGCAATCTTGCCAAGCTGATGTTAGTGGCAGTATTTTTTTCAATCGTTTCTTGTACAAGCGATAATGACTTTTCAAAAGGTAAAAAACAATTAGAAAATCAAGGTTATACAGACATTGTAAATACTGGTTATAATGCTTTTTGTTGCGATGAAAAAGATAACTTCTCAACTGGTTTTAAGGCTAAAGACAAAAACGGTAATGAAGTAAAAGGATGTATTTGTAGTGGTGTTTTAAAAGGTATTACAATACGGTTCGAGTAATATTGCCACTAACGGTTTCGGTATTGGCGAAGTGGCGGTTTTGGAACTCCACAGCTTAAACATAGCACTACCGTTAAATAGAATTACAAGGGTTCAAATTAGCACTTCACCCGCCATTTTGCAAAGCAAGTGTTATAAGCCGTTTTTATTTTAAGTTATGGAAGTTACATATTATCAATTTTGTAAAACAATAGCTGATGATTTTAAAATCGAGTTAAATCAAAAGCACAAAACTAAATTAAGTCAATTCCCAATAAAAAATGGGAAAAGAAAAATCAATTCTTTTCACGATGCTATAATTGTAGATTCTAATGGAAATGAATATCCATATATGCTGGATCAAACAATTAGGAACGAAGAAAAATTAATTGATTTTGATTACATATACATTACACGACCAAAAGGATTGGAACAAATATTAAAAGAAACTGGAATTAATTTAAAGTCAGAAAAATGCAAAATTTGTGAAGGCGGTGGTTGGTACAGTCAAGGAACAAGGTACTTTTATAAAGATATTTATTGCGAAGTGTAGTCGTCCTAAAATGGCTTATAACGTCCGAGTGCTTGGCGAAGAAGCGGTTAAAGAAGCCTAAAACTTCGATTAAGCCTAAATTATAAAAACACAAAACAGATTTTAAATTAATAACAAAACCCGCTTTTTTGCCAAACACTTGTTATGCGTTCGCCTTATTTTTTCGTGTTGAATTTCAGTTGTTTAAAAACTATTTTAAAAAAAACTTTGAAAAAAGTTTGCAGTTTTCAAAATAGTGCGTATATTTGTATCAGCAATAAAGCAAAAACAATTTAATAAATAGAAATTATGCCAATCGAATTACTTTACACAGACAGCGAAATAGTAAAACTACAAAGAAAATTACTTTTTAAAACGGTTATATCAAAAGAGGAATTAGAGCTTCTTACGGAAATTCAAAACTATATGAAAAGACCTGCATAATGAAACAATCAATTAAGGGTGGAAAAAGAGTTGGTTCTGGTCGTAAAAAAGCAAATTACGAAACTAAAACTATTGCCTTTCGTGTCCGAGTAGAATTTGTCGAACCGATTAAAAAAATGGTCAAAGATTATGTTTCGAAGCGTCTAAAAGGTGACGCATAACGTTGAGCATTGTTGCAGTTGTGGATTAGGACTGCCTAATTATCGATTAAACACTAATCTAAACAAGTACAAAATTATTTATCAATCAAGCCAAATCCCACAATTGCTACAATGCATTGTTATATGATGGCTTTTATACTAAAATTTATGAAAACTTACAAAGATGTTTACCAATTTCCATTAGAGGAATCACACGGTTGGATTTACGACCAAAAAGGAAATTTTGTTTTTCAATTTATGATTGATGACGAAAAAACAGAACAAAAAATACTTGATGTTATCAACGGAAAAGAAAATTTTAAAAACCTTGATTTACTGTTTAAACACGAACAAGGACAAATAGTAGATAAATCAGGATTGCCAATAATTTTAATTAGAGGTTGGGGAAACTTAACTGGAACTGGAGCAATGAATTTATCAGTTGAAGAAGCATCTAATATTCAAGACACTTTCGCTGATTTTATAGTTGAACGTCTTAATTACCGAGATGTTTCTGAAGCTATCATATAACGGTTCGGTGCTTGGCGAAGAAGCGGATAAACAATCCTAAAACTTCGATTAAGCCCCAAACTAACAAAGGAAAAACAAACATTAAATTAATAACTGAACCCGCTTTTTTGCCAAACACTTGTTATGGTTAGTGCGGTTCATTGAAACTAAATATTATTATGGAAACGAATTTAGAAAAACCAAATAATCCAAGAATGTCAAATCCTGATGGAGTTTACGCAAGTGAAGCAAGATTAGAAGATTGTGTTACGTTAAGAGATAATTTCGCTGGATTAGCGTTACAAGCATTGTTATCACAGCCAAATATCGGAATGGCATTGCAAGATTTAAAATGCGCAAGTATGGGCGAAGCTGATGAACAAATATCAATTACTTGTTATCGAATTGCAGATACTATGTTAAAGATACGTTCTTTAGAAACGAAATCGTAGCATTAACCATAACGTTTTGCGGCTTTGTGTCTGTTTGCCCCTTGCACAAAGTTTCAAGTTACCACAAATGTTAATGGGGCAAATAGCACAAAACCGCTGTTATACGCTGGCACGGTTGATTAAACGATAAACTTAAATTGAAACACTAAACAAATTTTTTATTAAAATGAGCGAGGGTAAAAAAGAAATATTATTAGGGGATTGTTTGGAACTTATGAAGGATATACCAAACGGAAGTATTGATATGATACTTTGTGATTTACCATACGGAATTATTCAAAGTAAATGGGATGTAGTTATACCTTTTGATAAACTTTGGGAACAATACAATAGAATAATAAAACCTAATGGGGCAGTTGTTCTATTTGGTAATGAACCATTTTCAAGCGGATTAAGGTTTAGTAATATTTCAAATTGGAAATACGATTGGATATGGGATAAGAAAAACAAAACAGGTATTTTAAATTGCAAAAAAAGACCTTTGAAGCAGTTTGAAAATATTATGGTATTTTACAAAGAGCAATGTATCTATAATCCGCAAATGACAAAAGGTAGGTTTAGAAACAAAAAAATAACAACTAAAAAAGTGTTTGATGCTTACGGAGATTTGAATAACGAAGTGGATAATTACAACGATGAGTATTACCCAAGTAATATTTTGGAATTTTCAAACGCTGGTAATATGAAAGGTAAATTACACCCAACACAAAAACCAACCGAACTATTTGAATACCTAATTAAAACCTACACAAACGAAGGAGATTTGGTTTTAGACAATACCGCAGGAAGCGGAACAACTGCTATTGCTTGCTTGAATACGAATAGACAATTTATAGTAATGGAGCAAGACCCTAATTATTTTGAAAAAATAAAAAAAAGGGTGGGAGATTTTAATAAAAATTTTGAACCGCAAACTCTATTTGGAAACGAAATGTAGTGCTTGCGTATAACGGTATCGGGCTTGGCGAAGTGGCTTTAGTGCGTTGGCTTGGGTGTCGGAAAGCCATTTTGCCAAACCCGTGTTATAGGCAGTAGGGATTTTTAGCAGAATGTTTAATCGAAGCACTAAAGAAAAAAAAGAAAAAATGCGAAGCGAGGGAATAAAAAATATTGATTGTTTGGAACTACTTAAACAAGTAGCAGACGAAACTATTGACTTAACGATTACATCACCACCTTATAATTTAGGAATGAAGCACCATACTGGGAATAACGTTTTTGAAGCCTATGATGAATACATTGACGATATACCCGAAGAAGAATATCAAAGCCAACAAATAAAGGTGTTGAATGAGATTTACAGAGCAACAAAACAAGGTGGAAGTTTAATGTATAACCACAAGAATAGAATTAAGAATGGGAAGCAAATAACGCCTTATGAGTGGCTTTTGAAAACTGAATGGACTTTGAAGCAGGAAGTAGTTTGGTTTAATGGCTCACAAAACTTTGATAAGTGCCGATTTTATCCAATGACTGAAAGAATATACTGGCTATCAAAAGGCACGAATACCAATTTTACTAATGCTATAAACCAACACGATTTAATAAAAGATACAGCCGAAGGAACAGACAAAGAACATAAAAGGGCATTTCCTGTAAAATTGGCTCAAAGGTTTATTATTTGCTTTCCTGATGCTGAATTGATATTTGACCCTTATATGGGAAGCGGAACGACTGCAATAGCAGCAATAAGAGAAAACAGAAAGTATTTAGGTGCTGAACTATCAAAGAAGTATTACGAATTAGCAAACAAACGAATTGAATATGAAACAGCACAAACTAAATTGTTCTAAAAGTGCGGTGGGCTTTTTTTCTTTTTTTTCTTCCACAAATGTTGAAACGAAGAACGTCTGCCCTATTGCCTATAACTCGTGGCTACGACTCATAAACTAAGGCCAACACATCCAAAACAACAAAAAAGGATGACGCAGACGAAAAACCAAAATTAAAAATGAACAGCAATCCAGGTATACCAATAATTTTCGAAGATAAAGAATTCCGTCATTGCAAAGACAAAGACGGCGATTCTCAATATGACACTTATGTTTTAAAATCGCCAGGAAATTTATTAAAGTTCTCAAAAGAAGGTTATGAAGCTTTTATCGAAACCGCGAAATTTCCTCACGGATTATACGGATATGGTTATTCCGGCACCGCACTAAGAAGTTCGCAGCAGTGTTATTGTCATGGAGTAATCGGAAATAAAACCTTTGCAACCGAATTCGAGGCGCAATGTGCAGCAATAAAGTACATTTTAAGCTTTGAGTTGCCTTCTGATTGGCACCGGCATTTCATAAGACTGCAAATGAATGATTTTGTAAATCCAAAAACACTTTTCTAAAAACCCAGCTCGAAAAAATACCAACTAATAAAATGCCTTTTTAATTCACCGATTAATCAAAATAAACTTTGAAACCTACTCCTAAAATGCTTTCTTCCGGTCCATTTATCTATGCAAAAAACGTGCGTACTGGAAAAATAATGGTCGGAAATCGCATTAAACAAGCTGTAGAGCGTTTCTTTTCTTGGATAGAAACTGCCGAAAAAGATGGTTTTATCCTGGATCACAAAGCAGGAATGTTTGCGGTCAATTTTTACCCAATGTTCATCAATCATACAAAAGGAAAATTAGCTGGAAAACCTTTCAAATTAATGCCTTTTCAAGAATTTACGATCTACAATGTCTTCGGATGGCAGGATGCGGCAAAAAACAGGCGAATTCGAACCGTTTACGACAAACGAGCAAAGAAAAATGGAAAATCAGCGGAAATGGCCGGACTCGCATTGTTGTGCATGTCAATTGATATGGAAGCGGAAGCGGAAGTCTATGTCGGTGCAACAAAAGAGGATCAGGCACGTATTTGCTGGAAACAAGCCGTTCAATTTATAGAATCACCTATGGCAAACAAAGCTTTGCGTAATCTTGGTTTTTATACGCAGCAGCGGCACGTTCATTTTCGTCCGTTAAGTGCAACAATGATGCCTTTAGGTGGTGATAGTAAGACTCAGGATGGTATTAATGCGCACCTGTCAATTATCGACGAATATCACGCGCATGCGTCCGATGCTGTAAAGGAAAATTTGGAGTCGTCATCGGTCCAACGTCGTCAGCCGTTAACCTGGCATATTACAACTGCAGGAACAAACATCGCGTCGGTGTGTAAAAATTATGAAGATAGCGTCATCGAAGTTTTGGAAGGTAGAAAAAAAGATGACCGATTGTGGATTATGATTCATGATCTCGATGAAGGTGATGATTGGGAAGATCAAAGCGTATGGTATAAAGCAAATCCGTTGCTCGGTGATGGTTTAGATATCGAGGCGCTAATCGTAGAATATACCAAAGCTAAAAATCAGCCATCTAAAATTCCAAATTTCAAAACAAAGCATCTTAATATGTGGGTGGACGCACCGACAATTTGGATTCCAAACGAAATATGGAAAAGAAATAAAGTAAATGAAATTCCGTTAGAAAAATTTACAAAGCACGGTAGTTATTTCGCACTCGATTTATCGACGGTTACGGATCTTTCTTTTTTTGGTGGATTATCGGAACCGGATGAAAACGGATTCAGATACGTTAAAGCTTTCTTCTTTTGTCCTGAAGATACCATCGACCGTAGAAGTAAAGAGGACCGTGTTCCATATCGATATTGGCGTGATGAGGGTTTTCTTATTGCGACACTAGGTGAAGTGATTGATTATGCAATTATTGAAGATGTAATCGTACAGAATTTCCCAATTTATAACGTAAAACGTTGCGAGGTCGACCGATGGAATGCAACTGCGATAGTCAGCAATCTAATGGAGCAGGGTGTAAATGTCAGTTATTTTAGCCAGGCAATTTCTAATATGAGTTCACCGACGAAGATGTTCGAAAAATTGGTGTATGAAGGAAAAATTTTGCACGATGGCAATCCAATACTAGAATGGATGCTTAGTGGTTGTGTGGTGGTTGCTGATGCTAACGAAAATATAAAAATTCATAAAGGAAATTCAAATAAACACGGAAAAAGAGTCGATGGAATTATCGGATTGATCATGGCGTTGGGTGGTAGCATGAGTCTTCCTGAAGAAACATCAAAATACAGCAAACCTTTAAGCGAAGACGAAATCTATATCTAAACTAAACAAACAAAACTAAATGAGCTCCGACACACAACGAAAACTAGCTTTAGAAGAAGAAATCCGGCAACTAGAAGCTAAATTATTAAGAATGCGAGAAATTTCGTCGTTCAAAGGTTTTTACAACCGATTTTTCTGCCATCTCAAAGAATCAAAAACCAATGAAGAAGCTTTCGAAAAAACAAATGAAGAATATCGAGAACTATTCGGAGTTTCTCGTTACAGCGATTACCAATCATACAAACAAATAGTTAGATATCATCTCAAAAAACAAACCTAATGAAAGAACTAAAAATTATCTTCGCAATTATTCTTACTTTCGTAATTGCATTCGCAACGAGCGCGTTGCTCGAAATACCTTTCTTCTACAGTAAATGGCCGCGATACTTGTTAGTGATTTTGGTGATCGCAGTTGAATTGGTTATTGGTGTAATGTATGTGAAAAGTGAAGTTGAAAATCTAAATAAAAAAGAGTCATGAAATTGCTATTCAATAAAAACCAAAGATTTTACTATCATCAAGATATTACCTATGGCGCATTTTTGCGATTGCAAATTGAGTTTTTAAAATTTCGCCGTGAGCTTCAAAAAGAAATAGCAAAAATGTTTTTATTTTGTTTTCGGAAAGTAAATAAAGCAATGATTTTCATCGCAAAAAACAGAAAGAAATAATGGCTGCAAATAACATAAAAGTAAAAAACTGCCGCGACTGTCCTTTTTCTCAAACCGATTCAAACGATGGAAGTGGTTTTTGCGCTTGTCCTGGTGAAAATGAAGTGTATTCTTTAAATTTTGATAATGATGAATCTGCTCCTGATAATTGTCCTTTAAGAGTAAATGATGTAAAAATAGAATTGTAGTTATAATTAAGTCAAAACATTTACCTTCAAAAAATATAATTTATAAGCACTTTTACAATCTCTAAAACAGTAATTGTCATGAAAACAGTGTAAATTTTAAAGCATGATTAAAAAGTAAGCGCACCAATCAGTGCGCTTTTTTTATTCTCAAAAGTCAAAATCTTTACCCTAATACGCAATAGCACTATTGTAGTTTTACCAAAAATTAATAGGTAAACTATGTCTTTAGGTCAAGCGTTACGAATGACTTTTACAAACAGGTCCGAAACAGGAAAAATGCTTTCTGCTTCGGGTTTTGGTTGGTTGGGTTTTGGTGTCGGTGGTGTTGATGCTACCGTGGCGAACAGTCAAACGGCGTTTACCTTATCAGCATTCTATAACGGTGTTGAACAATTGAGCAACGATATCGCGAAGCTTCCAAAAGTAGTAAAGCGTAAAAACGGCAAAAATCGTGAAGATTACTCCGATCATCCAGTCAACTACCTTATTTCTAACGAACCTAACGCAATGATGACTGCTTTCGATTTCTGGAAGTTGGTTGTTGTTCGTATGATTATCAAAGGAAATGCTTACGTAGAAATCATTCATAATAGCGTTACCGGCCGCATTGAAAGCTTTATTCATTTAGATGGTCAAGATGGCGGTCATGTGAATGTTTTTGAGCTCAACAATAAATTATACTACACCTACAAAGGTCGTGAAATATCGTCCGAAAACATGCTGCATTATAAAGCATTTTCTTTCGATGGTAAAATCGGCGTTTCTGTAATAACCTTCGCTGCAAAGCAATTAGGAATTTCTATCGATTCTCAAAACTATCAATCAACAGTTTATAAAGATCGTGGTATTGGCTATGGCGTTATTGAAAGTGATTTGGCTGTTACTAGTCCAAATAAAAAACTTATTGAAGACGGTTTTACTAGTAAAATGTCTAGTCAAAACAAATTCAAAGTACCAATGCTTGATGAAGGAATGAAGTACAAAAGTATTTCTATTTCTCCTGCCGAAGCGCAATTCTTAGAAAGCAATAAAAACGGTGTGCTCGAAGTATGTCGCTGGTTGAATATTGCGCCGCACAAATTAAAAGTGCTCGATGATTCAAACTTCTCAAACATTCAACATCAAAGTATAGAGCACGTGCAGGATAGTCTTTTGCCGTGGATCATGCGATTGGAACAGGAAACTGCTCGTAAAGTGTTTACCGACGAAGAAAAAAAATTCGCATACATCAAATTCAACGAAAAAGTATTGCTACGAGGTGATATGGAAGCGCGTAAAAACTTCTATACATCATTGGTGTATGCTGGTGTGATGACAAGAAATGAAGCGCGAGCTTTAGAAGATATGAATCCGATGGATGGATTAGACGAAATCTTACAGCCAGTAAATATGCAAGCACTATCACTGGCAACACAATTAATTGAACAACAAATTAAAGATAAAGGGAATGGAAACTAAAATAGTAACCCGTGATGTCGTCCTAGAAATACGTGAGATCACTCCGGAAATGATATCGAACCGCGAAGCTGAATTTGTAATTTCTTCCGAAAGTGTAGATAGTTATGATACTATTTTCATGGCTGATGGTGCTGATTTTACGCGATACAATGAGAATCCAATTGTCGCGTATGGGCATAGAACCTGGAGTGATGATCCTGATATGATTCTAGGCACTTCTGCGGTGCGTCAAGAAGGTAAAATGACTATTGGAAAAGTGCGCTTTGAAGATGCTGAAACTAATCCAACGGCAGAAAAGATTTTCAAAAAAATACAAGCTGGAACATTGCGAATGGCCTCTATCGGTGCGAGAATAAAAGAATACCGTTATGGTGATGCGGAAAAAGGCGAAAACCCTGGTGTACTTTATTTCACACGTTGGGAAATGCTAGAATGGTCTATCGTGCCAATTGGAAGTAATCCTGATGCGCATGTAAGAAACGCGCAAACTGTAGAAGAAATGCGAAGCGATTTAGCAAAAGATATAACCGTAACCGAAGCAGCACAACAATTGCCTTCAGGTGAAACAAGAAAGCTTTCAGTACGTGAAGCTCAATTAATTATTAATCAAAATTCATAGAAAAAATGAAAAAAAGCGATCAGTTAAAACTTGAGCGTACAACTAAGTTGGAAGCTCAAAGGGATTTGGTGAACAAAGTCAAAGCCGAAAACCGCGAAATGACCGAAGCAGAAACTACTGCATTCGATACAGCGCAAAGAGAAATTGAGGGTTTGAATAGCTCTATCACTCGTGCCGAACAAGTTGAGGCAAACGATACTTTGTTGTCCGGTGCAACTCGTGTTGACAACAACAATGATGATTCTGAAACAAAAAAGCCAAAAAGAAGTTTCTCTTTAAACGCGGCAATTCGTTCGTTAGTCAATGGTTCGCCGTTGGAAGGTGCTGAATTAGAAGCAAATCAAAGAGGTGTTGCGGCGGCTAGAGCTGCTGGAATTGGAGTTGCTCCTTCTTCTTTTACTGTTCCAATGTTTGACACTCGTGCTGACGGACAAACGGTAACAGAAGATTCTGGTGCTTATGGTGGTAATACTGTTGCGACTGATGTTCTTGGTCCAATCGATTATTTACGTCCAAGACCGGTTGTTGAAAGTCTTGGTGCTGTGTTCTTGACAGGTTTGTTGGGTAATGTGCAGTTTCCAAAAAACAATGGTGGCGTAACTGCTACTTGGGAAGGTGAAGTATTTGAAGTGACTAACACAAAAACTGCTTGGGGTAAAATCGAAATGAAGCCGCGTCGTTTAGCTGTTTCAGTTCTTATTTCTTTACAAAATTTGATGCAATCATCTTTTGATATGGAATTATACACCATGGGTGAAATCAGAAAAGCGATTGAAAACGAAATTGACAAAGATGCTTTGACTGCGGTTCTTGATGATGCTGGTGTTAATACAGTTGCAATCGGGACCAACGGTGGTCCGTTAACTTTTGCTAAGGCTGTTGATATGGAAACTGAAGTTTACGTAGATAATGCTAACGGTGCTAGAATGAACTATGTTTCTAATTCTAAAGTTCGTGGTAAAGCAAAAACTACGGTATTAGAAAGTGGTCAAGCTACGTATTTGTTGCAAAACAACGAAATCAATGGTTATCCTTTTGCGAACTCTAACCACATTCCTTCTACACTTACCAAAGGAACTACAAGCGGAACTTGTTCTGCTTTGATCTTTGGTGACTTCTCGAAATTGGTTGTTGGTCAATGGGGCTTCATGGATATTTCTGTTGATGATAAGTCGCGTAAAAAAGAAGGTTATATCGAAATTACAGCTAATGTATATCTAGACACTGCTGCTTTAGAACCTAAAGCTTTTACGGTTTGTAAAGATATTACAACTGCTTAGTAGTAATGGAAAGTAAAAAACAAGCTGCAGCATCTAAATTAGGTGCTGCAGTTAATAAAAAAGGTTTGGTAAAAGTAAAGTTTTTGCTTTCTCCAACATCAAAGTTTAAGTTGGCTTATAATGTTGGTGAAGAAGGTGATTTCGAAGAAAAACAAGCTGCTGAACTCGTTCAGGCAAAATACGCTGAATACGTAAAATAACACTTTTATGGTAACAAATAATCAATTCACTCCAGGTACGTTAGTGGTTGTTACTTTGGCTCAGGCTAAAAAGCAATTAAACATCGAGGATGGTTTTACGGACCAAGATGAGTTAATTCAATCGTATATTGATGCGGCGGTTCCGCACTGCGAGAATTTTATCGGTGGTCATATTATTCCTGGTGATCTTGTGTTGCAGTTGGATAAGTTTGATGATCCGGTAATCTTTGAAGCATTTCCGTTAAAGGCTATTACTTCTGTGAAGTATTATGCTGATGGAACTGAGGTGACTTTAGATCCGGCGAAGTACGCGCTCACTAAGCAAAGTGAGAAAGTCTTTAAACTGAGATTCAAAGAAGATCTTCCGACTACTGATCAGCGTTTTGATGCTGTTACGATAACTGTTGCTTGTGGTTTTACTGATAACAAGATTCCGAAACCGATTGTTCAGGCTATTAAGCTGCAAATTGCTGATATGTACACGATTCGTGAGGACCGAAAAGAATTGCTTTCTACACAGGCTATGAGTTTGCTCCGGCCTTACAAAAAATACTGAGATGAAAAAACCGTTCATTGGGCAAATGGATAGAAAGATTTCGATTGTAGAAGTACAAGTGGATCAATCTTCTACCGGAGGCGAAACTACTACTGACGTAGAAGTTTGTGCGCCGTATGCCGCAATGAATGACGTTTCAGGAAATGAAGATGTAGAAGGAAAAGTAATTCATCTTTTCAGTAGAACTTATACGATTTGGGCTCGTGCTGAAGTGAAAGACAAGGGTACGAAACTGATTGTTATTGATGGGGATGCGCGTTTTGAAATAACCCACATCAAAGAAATTGGAAAAACGCATTTAGAATTATTGTGCAAAACTAATGAGTAACAACATCAAAATAGATGTGATCGGGTTTGATAAGCTGACCAGTCAATTAAAACAACTGGCCAACGATAAAGATAAACGACGTGAAGTGCTGATTATCCTTCGTCAGATATCAAAACCAACATTGAATGCTGCTCGTAGTTTGGTGCCTATTTCTAACAAACAGCATAAAGCTCGTGGTAAAATTATTGCTCCTGGTAATCTAAAAAGGTCGCTGGGGAATATTACCGGAAAACAAGAAAACCCGACAATATATGTCGGTGCTCGTGCGAAAGGTTCTAATAGTGGTTGGTATGCGCACTTTGTTCATGATGGTAAAAATGTTTATCGATCAGGATTCAAAAGAAAACGTGTTAAGGGTGCAAATGGTGCTGGTGCTGTTCGAAGAACAGAATCTAATCCTTTCTTAACAAAAGCCTACCAACAAACAAACGGAACTGTCACGGCAGATGCCGAAAAGCAAATGGTTGCATTTATACAACGCAGGATAAAAAGATTAAACTAAGATGTTAAAACAGTTATCAGAGGAAATCATTACTTTTTTAATGGCGCAGTCGCAATATACTGCTGTCATGACTAAGAAACCTTTTCCGATTTTAGCTTTAGGAACGAATGTGTTTCCGCTTACAACTTACAGAATCAATGAGGAACGCGGTGTTACTAAAGATGCAGACGGCGCGTCAATTGAGTTGGTTTTTTGGTTTGATCAGCAGCAATATGACCAATGTGTAGATTTTACCGATGCAATGAAAGTATTGCTCAAAACAAAATACCGCTTTGTTTCTTCTACCATCGATTTGAGTGAAGACACAATGCATTATAACGGAATAATTAATCTTGAAAAAATTTAGAAATTATGGATGGAACTATCTATAACGGCTCGAATGTAAGATTGTCATATAATGACAAAGTGTTGTACCATACAACTTCTTGTAAGTTGCAGATTTCTGCAAAGCTTGAAGAGATTGCTACAAAAGACACAAATGGATCTGTAGTGACGCCAGGGAATTACGCTTGGAATATTTCTACAGAATCTTTGGTTGCGGATAAGCCTGCGGCTTCAACAACGCAATTGGGTGCTATGGAAATAATGGATTTCCTTATAGCAAAAACGGAATTGGATATCGAATTCACTAGTGGTGTTAGCGGTGACTGGAAGTACGCTGGTAAAGTGTTCGTAGAAAGTGCTGATATCGACGCGACTGTTGATCAAAGTATGACAGGTAGCTTTGCTTTTAAAGGCAATGGTGATTTGACGAAAACTATTTTGACCTAGTATGGCAAATAATGTTATCAAAATAAAAGAGGAGTCCTTCATGCTAGATTTAAGTATGATGGGCCTCTTTTTATTAGGTGAGCTTTGGGGGTTAAAAACTGTCAATGAGGTTATTGGTGAAATAGCAAAGTTGGATGATGGTTCAGATGATTTTTCCTTTGATAAATTAATCAAGTTTGACCAGATCATTCAGTCACTGGCTAATGCAGTCGATGAAAATCCAAGGCAAATAAAAGACCGTGAAATCATGAAGTTGCCAATAGGTGAAATGATGACTTTGTTTAAGTCGTTTTCTGTTATGATGGTTTCGGCAGTGCAAACTGAAACTACTTCTGAGTTGGGAAAGGAGAAAGCTGTTCCGAAGGAGAAGAAAAAATAAGGTTTAATCCTACCTGGGATGATCTTGAAGAAATTGCTTTTGGGCAGCTAAAGTTATCGCCAAAAAAATTTTATAAACTAACCTTTCGCCAGTTTACTAATATGCTAAACGGCTACCGTAAGGAAAAGGATATAGAAAGCAGGGAGCGTTTTCTGATCATGCGAAAACTAATGTGGGCTTCCCTTGCTGTTGCTCCTGGAATGAAAAGAGGTTTTAAGGAAACTGATGTGATGAAGTTTCCGTGGGAACAAAAATTATTGAAAACCATATCTATTGATGAAAACGAAAAGCTGCTGGAAGAAATTGCTAAAGTGAAAGCTTTTTACGAAAGACTTGACGGCAAAAAAAATGAGGCTTGAGATGTTGAGTTAGTTTTTATTTGATGGTTGAAAAATCCGTTGCGCGAGTGACGGATTTTTTTTATAAAGTCAAAATCTTTACCCTACTAAAATAGCATGTAAACCTACTTTTATCGCTGATAAAAATCACTAACTGAATGGGTTTAGCCTCGATAAATATAAAGTTTTCCGCAGACCTTACTGGGTTCAGTAGTGAAATGCAGAACAGTATTCGTCGTATTGGTGCACTCGGAAAAGAGTTGCAAAACACTGGACGAAACCTTTCTACTTTTGTTTCCCTTCCTTTGGTTGCTGCAGGTGCGGCAGCAGTAAAATTTGCTAGTGATTATAACGAAAGCTTGAACAAAGTAGATGTTGCTTTCGGCACATCTGCCAACTCAGTAAAAGACTTTGCGAAAACTTCTTTAGAAAGTTTTGGTATTGCTGAAGGAACTGCCTTAGATATGGCGGCCACTTTTGGTGATATGGCAACGGCTTTAGGTTTACCAGTAGATAAAGCTGGTGCGATGAGTAAGTCGTTGGTTGGTTTGGCTGGTGATCTTGCTTCTTTTAAAAATATCAGTATTGATATTGCCAATACTGCCTTGTCAGGAATCTTTACCGGCGAAACTGAGTCGCTTAAAAAACTCGGAATCGTAATGACTGAGGCTAATCTCGGTGCGTTTGCATTAAGCCAGGGAATAAACAAACAAGTAAAAGATATGTCGCAGGCCGAAAAAGTTGGTTTGCGTTACAATTATATTTTATCGGTCACTAAAAATGCCCAAGGCGACTTTGCTCGTACTGGTGGTGGTGCTGCTAATCAGATGCGAATCTTTCAGGAATCTTTAAAACAAGTTGGTCAGCAATTGGGCGCGGTGATTCTTCCGGCATTTACCAAAATGATTTCTTACGTGAATGGTGCTATTAAAGGATTTTCTGGTCTTAGTGATGGTACTAAAACAACCATTGTAGTTCTAGCTGGTATTGCTGCGGCAATTGGTCCTGTATTGACCGGAATGGGTTATCTTTTGACGTTTGTTCCTGGTTTGATTACAAAGGTTAATTCGCTTAAAACTGCTTTTGGCGGTTTAACTTCGATTATTGCAGCTAATCCTTATACTGCTTTAGCGGTTGCTGTTGCTGCGGTTGCTGCCGGAATTTATCTTTGGTATTCCAATACACAAAAAACGGTAACTGCACAAGAAAGCTTGAATCAGGCTGTGGCAAATGGAAATAAAGCGGCTGCTACTGAAGTTGGTGCTTTAGACAGATTGTACACTTCGGCCACAAACGTGAAGCTTTCTATTGATGAAAGAAAAGCAGCTATAAGAAGTTTACAAGAACAATATCCAGCGTACTTTAAAAATATTGATGCTGAGAATATAAAAAACGGTCAAACGGTTGGAGTTTATAAAGAACTGCGTCAAGCTATTTTTGATAAGGCTAGAGCAGTTGCTATTGATACCGAGTTAGGTAAAAGAGCTAATGACCGTATTGCTCAAGAATTAGAGATTCAGGAAAAGATTCAGAAGACTAGAGAAAGAATTAAAGAAATTCAGGCTGGCGGAAACAAAATTGTATTACAGGAAGCAAGTTTGTCGCGTGGTACTTTAGAGGTTTCGATAAGTAAAACGCAAGCGCTAGAGACCCAGTATAAGTTATTAAAAAATCAGAAAACTGAATTACAAAATTTTACGCAAAGTGCTTTGGCTTCTGATCAGTTATTACTGCGTTCAAAATCTGAGTATGACGCGAAGACTTCAAAGCTTTCGGAAAACGAAGCGCAGAAGCAAAAAGATTTAATTGCTTTAAATGGTTTGCAGGCTAGTTCTGTAGATGCTTTAAAAGTTGGAACCATTGCTTACTACGAAAGTTTAATTTCTGCTGCTCAAAAGGCGCAAAAGGAAACTGCTTTAAATAATGCTGAATGGGATAAACTTCAGGAGAAAATAGATGCATATCAGAAAAAAATAGATGCGATTAAAAGTAAAGCAACTGTTAAATTGCCTAAGCCGGAATTACCTGTGCTTGGTGATAATGAAAGTCCTGAAACGCCTTCTTTTTCTTTGGAAGATTTAAAAGGTCAAAAATCTTATTTTGAGGCTTTGCGTGAGCAGTTTGCTACAACATCTGAGCAGTATGCTGTATTGTCTGAAAACATCAACAATACGCAGTTAAAAATTAATGCGATTGAAGGTGTTGAAGATGTTAAGTTGGGTATAGATAGTCTGGGGGAAACCCAATTAAGATTGGCTGAAATTGGTGTTGCAGTAGGTGAAACGGTTGCTGGTGCTTTTTCAAATTTATCATCTTCTATTGTTGAGTCGTTGGGTTTAGCGAAAACCGGTTTTGATGGTTTTATTGCTGGATTAGTACAGACTATAACTAAGTTGATTGCAATGATGTTGGCTTCTGCGATATCGCAATCTATTGCTGGAGCAACAGCGTCTGGAACTGCGACAGGTCCTGCGGCTGTGTTTACGACTCCGGCTTTTATCGCTACTGCGGTTGGTGGTGTTTTAGCTGCGTTTGCGGCTATACCTAAATTTGCGACTGGTGGTATTGTTGATGGAAATTCCTTTTACGGTGATAAGATTTTAGCACGTGTGAATAGTGGTGAGCTTATATTAAATAATGAGCAGCAGAAAAAGGTTTTTGGTATGATGAACGATTCTGCTGTTGCTGCTCCTATTGTTTTGAATGGCGGTTGGAAAATTAGTGGTTCTGATCTAGAATTAGTTTTAGAGCGTTGGTCTAATCAAAAAAACAGACGCGGATAATGGCAAATCTTTTATCATTACAGATCAATACAAATCCTTCAAATTTTAATTTGTTGAATATTGTATTTTACAGATTGCCTGGTGGTGATGGTTACGATTATACTATTCAAAGACCGTTTTTTACAAATCAGGTTCCGCCTGGCTATCAAGTAAGAATTGGGGAAACTATTGCTGAAACGGTCCAAAATTTATATGATAGCCTTATGATTTTTCATTCGGACACTAATATAGTTTTGTCTTTAGATTTGCCGCAAAATAGAATTGATTTTCTGTTCGTTGACCTGGCTGATTATGATTATGTTGATGTAGGAACAAATATAGATTTTACTATTTTTTATGCTTCTGCTGTGCCGCCAGTTTATATAAGTGCTTTGTCGGAGATTATTGTAAAAGATTTTTCGATATGTATTGTTGATACCTACGAAAATAGCTTGCCGATGTTGGTAGAGTTGGCTGCGGCGGGTGCATGCGAAATTTCTTGGGATGCTGGTGATGATTTGCTTTCAGAAACATTTGCTTCTGAATTGAAATTTAACATGCTTGTGCCTGATTTTAGTGATGCGCATTTTGTGCATTTGTTTACTGGTGATGAAAACCGTTATCGTGTTGAATTGAATGCGATTGATTATGATGAAAATTCGCAATTGGTGTGGGCTGGTTTTCTTTTGCCTGACCAATATCAGGAACCATATACAAACAACAATCTTTTTGTTGATCTTGTTGCGACTGATAACTTAGGAACTTTAAAAGGCAAGTATTTTCCAAATTGGTATTACTACAACAAATTTCCTATTGCAGAATTGTTGGGGATGATTTTAGAAAACACTGGTTTGGATCAAACAATTTTAGTAAGGCCTTCGGTTATTCCTGATTTTTTTAGATATAAATGGTGGCATATTAATGTGGACCTTAATGTATATATCGACGGTGCGAAAAAAGGCGATTTGCATAAAATTCTGACTGATGTTTTAAAAGCTAATTTATTGACTTTAAAAAACTATCGCGGTTACTGGTTTATTGAAGGGTTAACAAGAAAAAAAGACCAGTTTGGTGTGATGCTTCAGTTTGATTTGAAAGGCCGGTATTTGGGTGAAATGAATTTTACAAAGCGTAAAATAGTACCGCTGATGCAAAGTGAAAGTGTGAATATAACTGGCATTACTCCTTATAAAAAGATAAATTTTGATGTAAAAGTTAAGGGTAAGAAAAATATGTTTCGCGATGATATTGTAAAAATTGAAGAAAAGAAAATTTTTTATAATAGTTATCCTAACGGCTTTCTTTCTAATGATTTGCAGCCTTTATGTGGTGACAAAAAATTTTTGCATTGGGATAATAATTTTAGTCAATTGATCCGGTATAATTGGTTTGGTCGTCGCAATATAGTAAATTATAGGTTTGATAATGCTAATAATGAACCTCCTTATATATCGACAGAAGCTCAGTCATTGGTAAGTTATATAGAATGTCCAGATAAAGTTTTTGTTAAGCCGTCAGTTTTGTATGAGTTTGAGATGGAGTTCTTTGCGGAGCAATTGAACAGTTCTAGTACTGCTACTTCCGGCGCGTTTTACGATAGCCGAATTCCTTATCAGTTTTTCTTAAATGGAGTAGAGTTTATTTCTAATCGTCCGAGTTTCCCTGATAGCAGTCGTTATTCATGGCAAGTGGTAAATGATTCTGACACTGATGGATCGAACACAACGCCAGGAACAAGGTTTAAAATTAAATCAGAATTTAGAGTTGAATCACCCGGCGAATTGTCTTTGCGTATTATGGCGCCGATTGGTAATCACGCTGATTTTACTTTTATGAGTTTTCATAAGTTAGAAGTAAGAATAGTAGAAGACTATAGTGTTACCGAAAATATTTCTGCTGCTAGGGATATAAATTATACGCGAGAATTAAATTATGATGTAAACTTTACATGTTCTCAGGATAAGTCAGTTGATAATAGTTTGGGGTTAGGTTTGCCTGTTGACCCTGTTTATATAAAAACGATTATAGGTGATGTTTTTGTGCCTTCTTCTTTTATGTCTTATCATTTTTTTGATCCAGATACTACTTTAGAATTACAAAACCGGGCGATAGGTATTTCTTATGAAATGTATAAATTGCTATTCGTTAAGGGTTTTAAAAAAGCCTGTTTTGCTATAAAAACAAATGGTGAGGAAATTTATTTTGACAATTTGTATGGTGTGGTCAGTGATTCTTTACCAAAAAAAGCGGTTTGGTTGGCTGCTTATGAAGGGTATCCTGTACTTCCTAAAAATTACTTTGCTTTACCTGATTCGGTTATTCTGCAGGATATAAAAGTTATGTATGTAAAATACGGTCTTGAAGATTATACGCAGCGTTTAAATTGGAAAGTGTTTGGTTCTAGCGTGGTTAATGAGTTTAATAAAACTATTGTTAATGCGATTTACAGCGTGACTGGTGAGCAAAGGTATATGTTAGAATGTGATTTGCTGCAGTTGTGTTTTCCTGATGATTTGATTGTTTTTGATTTTGCTCAAGAAGATCGGGATTTTATTCCTACGCGAATTTCGATTGATTTATATGCAGGTAAAACAAGGGTGACGGCAACGGAGTCTAAATATAAAGTATTCACGGATTTGATATACGAATAAGATGGAGTTAGTTTTTAAAAAATATGATGATCGGGATTCGGTTACAGAGGCAATTGCTTCTGGGCCGTTTGAGGTTACTGTCGTGAATTCGTTTGCTTCTGGTGTTGTGGAAACTTTGGCTGTAGATGTCGCTGATTTTGATGGGACGTATTTAGAAGCTTTCTTAAAAACGGTTGATAAATTCACGTTTGCGCTTTTGGAAAATGCGGTTGTTTGGAAAGTGGCGCGGTCGGTAAAAACTTTCAATTTAGAAGGAAGTTATGTTCGTGATGCTTTGGTGAGTGGTATTGCTGGTGGCGGTTTGGATGATGGTGTGGCGCTAAAAGTAAGGTTTGAAATACCAGGATTTGCTTCTTCGAATTATAGAGAAATAGATCTGTGGTATAACGATGATTTTAATCCGCTTGATCTTACTGCTTTAGAAGAAATTGGAATAGTTCTCACAGGAAATGGCGCTGAATTTACGATTGATAATGCGGTGGAATGTAAGGTGAGTTTTAAAAAACCGACTGGAGTTACTGGTGTTATTTATGTGGTTGATGATATTGCTAGTAACGATGTAATTGCAGTGTGATGACTAACAATATTATACATATCATTCGATTTACGCCAAAAAAATACGAGGTTCCGTATTTGTTGACGAATGATTATTTGATTACTGAAGATGATATTAACGTAATCACCGAAGACGGTGATAAAATAAAATTGTAATGGCAGATATAAAAGTAAGCGCGATGCCTGAATTATCATTTTTCCCTGAAAGCGGAAAAATATTTGGTATTGCTTCTGGTGTTGAAAAAGCGGGCTATACTAGAGATGCGTTTCTAGATTTGATTTTTAGTTCAGAAGTCGGTAGAAATCGTTTTGTAACATTTAATTCTCCGACACAATCTGGTCAGAATATTACTTATCCTAGCGGATCTACTTGGTATATACTTGGTGGTTTTTACACTAATGCATCCAGTTATGTTATTAACGTGCCTTATGCTGCTGCTGGAAAATCTAGAATAGATTTAATTGTTGCTAATGCTTTGGGCCAGTTTGTTCGTGTGGTTGGTGCTGAAGTTACTGATCCTACTTCTCCCGTTTCTCCTGTATTGCCATACGGAAGATTGTTGGCGGCAACGATATTAGTTTCTGATTCTAGTGTTGGTTTTCAAATTGATCCTGCGGCTCCTGTTTATTTAGGAATTTATGCTTCTCAATCGGCTTTGTTAGGTTCTATTCCGCGGCCGTATTTGGGTTACTTTGGGTATGTGGTGAATGCTACTCAAAACCTACTATGTCAATTTGATGGATCCGATTGGAACTACTTAGAACTTAATCCATACACTGAACTATTCATTTGGAATAACGGCGATGCTTTAACCTTCACATTGCCACTTGGTGTAAAAGCAAAAATGGTTTATGTGAATGATGTTATTGTTTACAACTCGACTAAAATAGGTCATTCTGCTTATCAAAAATGGTCGCAAACAGGGCTTATAGTTACTATTGAATCCGATGTCTTATTCGACGACCAATCAAGAATTTTAATCACAAATTAATTATACAATGAAAAAAACGATTCTCTTTTTGCTATTCTCTATGACGCTTTTTGCGCAGGCTCCAACTTCTTTTCAATATGGTGTTAGAACGCCGACTTTATTTCCGTGGAATGGAACCAATAAAATTGATGTCAATGGTAGATTGAAATTAAATACTACAGCTGGCGGGTTGATACCACCTCAATTGACAACTACGCAAAGACTAGCTATTGCAAGTCCTGAAACGGGCGAAAGTGTTTACGATGTAACACTTGGAAAGTATTACCATTGGGATGGTAGCGGTTGGGTTGCAAGTGCTGGTGGAGCTGTAGCAACCGATGATTTAGAGGCTACACTTACTGCAGGCAATTCAGCTAATAATGATTTTAATTTAATTGGTCCTTCAGGTGCGATCACAAACTATGCGGGTGGATATTTGCAAGCGCAAGATATAAGCGGTGATGTTACCACTAGAATCGGTTTAACAACAGAAGCTACTGGTGCTACAAATTTTTATCTAAATCTTATAGAGACAGGTTCTAATGCAAAAACAAATGCTGCAAGTTTAGGTCTTGCTTCTGAATATTTTAGTACAAACGGAACTAGAACGGTTAATTTTAAGGTGCCTTTTAAAAGTTCTGGAACATACACTGTTGCTACTACAGCGGATATTGTGCCGCCAACGCTTCCAGAATTCCAAATCGCAGTTGGTCAAGTTGGTGATGTATTTGGTTCGTCCAGTGATTTAACTTACGAAGGCGGGGATTTGAAGGTATTAGGAGTTGAAGTTATGACAGTTGATGACGGTCAACCTTTAGATTCAGATTTAACTGCTATTGCTGCTTTAACAACAACTTCTTACGGTAGGGGATTTTTACCATTAACGGATGCGGCGGCAGCTAGAACATATATTGGAGCAGGAACAGGAAGTGGAACCGTAACAAGTGTTACAGGCGTATCTGGAGAAACTACAGTAGCAAGCGGAACAACAACACCTGTAATTGGAATTAGTTCTACCTACACTACTGCAAGGGATTCTTATGCCGATGCAAAGGTTCAAAACAACATGACTGCTTCAACTACTGTTGCTCCTAGTGCTACTGCGGTTTCAACCGAATACAATTCGGCTTCAGCACTTACCTTTTCAGGTCCAATCGATTTAAGTAAAAAAGGTGGTTCTTATTACGCTGAACATACTCAAACAGGAGCGATTACCTTTTCTGTTAGCGCAACGACAGTCGGTGGATTAGCACAGGTTACAATCTTAGCTAATGGAAGTGCTATTAATCTAGTTGGCGGATGGATAAATGTAGGTGGTGAGCCTGTATCAACAACCAACGGCACTACTAATTATATGGTGATTTGGCAAACAAACAACAAAGTGTTTTACTCGGTAAAAGTTTATTAATATGAGAAAGTTTCTTTTTTTATTACTGTTTTCGGTTTTTGTACAAGCGCAATCGTATAAAGGTGCTTTAGTGTCGTCAATGATGGGTGCAACTTTTAATCCTAGCACACTTTCACCAACGCTTTTTATCAATCCTTACAAAGATACTTATGTTTCAACCGTAGATAACAATGGTGCTCGTCAACGTGGAAACATTATAGATTCCGCAACTGCAACAAGCGGTCAAGCACTTGCAACGGCTGGAACTTTAGCAAGTAAGCCAGTATATAATGGTGAGGGTTGGTATTTTGGTGATGGCGCACAAATGACTACGGGGTCAACATCAGATTATAATTTCATTCACGATGGTTCTGATTTCGATATTTGGGTAACGGTTTTTATTTGTCCAACAGCATCAACTACTTACCAAAGGACTATAATTTGCAACAATGGTTTTTCTACTACCGCTAAAGGAATATTGCTTCGAGCAAACGCTACAAGTGGAAACAATAGATTAGAGTGCAATATTGGAAACGGAACATCTTCTTTTATCACTCTTACTGCTAGTAGTGCACTAACAGTAAACGCAACAAACATTATTCGAGTTAGACGTTCAGGATCTAATGCCAAAATGTTTGTTAATGGAGTGGAAGTGGCAAATCAAACAATTTCATTAAGT